ATAAAAAATGTCAAAGCCTTACATAGCAAGGGTTTCTGCTGTACATACTTAACATTAAGGGTGTACGATCTAAATCGTACATTGGAGGGCCAAACCTTTTGCTCGCAAAGGACTTAGCTCGATAGTGTTAGCCATAAGGAGATCTTTATGATCGTAATAGATAATTTCTTAAACGACGACCTGTACGGTGAAATGCTCACAGATGCGACCTTCTTCCCGCAAAGTATGGGAAGTGAAGAGAGGATCGCGACTGAGCTCAACTCGTACCATTATGAACAATCGACCTGCTATGCACCATACATGTTCTGGGACGGCTGGTGGAGAAGCCCAGCAAATACTCTTAAGAAACGAGTCATTCAGACAATATGGGAAAGCAACTTGCCAGTCAGCCAAGAAAACATTCTTGGTTTTGAGTACTGGACGAGGACATTCTTGCCAGGGCAGTATCTCGACCTTCACGTCGACGAAGACACTTTTATGTATGAAGAAAGCAAGACGTTCCAGGGACCGCACTCCGGGTGCGTGCTCTATGGAATCGACAACTCGCAAGGTGGATTCATTGAGCTGCTTACGGCGGTCCCGCCACTCATCGACGGTACCCATGCAGTTCTCGAACGAGAAAGCATTGACAATGCAAAAGGAACAGTGGAAGACAGAGAAAGAATAGCGTACAAAGGAAATCGCCTAGTCATTTTTGACTCTGGCCATGTTATGCACGCAACAACCCCAGCAAAAGCTGGAATTAGACAAGTACTCGTAGTCAACGTGTGGTGCAAAGACGTGCCACCGACTGCACTAGACAAAGGCACGTTTTATTATGAATAGACAAATTGACAGCGTTTCCATAGTGTCGCAGATCATTCATGTGGCACGACTAGACGACATTGATCACGACCAGGTTGCATCAGACATCGAGCTGTATGCTGTTGGGATTGAGCAAGAGTCGCCAGAATACGGTTGGATAAGTAGAGGATTTGTCCAGCACGAGGACCTCGTCATGCCAGTGACGCCAGAAATAACAAAGCTTGAATCTGCAATTCTCGAAACAGTTAAGCAAATGACTAACCGCGACTACAAAATTGACGATATGTGGGCGGTTAAGCTTGTGAAAAATCAAAGTGTAATCGCGCACAGTCATCACTCAAACTCACACGTTCACCCTGAAGAGTACTACTCAGTCGCGTACTACCCACAGGCACCGCAAGGATCTGCTGAGCTTATTTTTTCTGCGAACTGGTGCGGAGTCATGCAGACAAATGTGCCAGTGACGCCCGAAAAAGGAAAGCTTGTTGTGTTTAACTCGTACCTAACGCACATGACGGCGCGGCACAGCATTGATGAACCGCGACTAGTCGTAAGCATGAATTTAGCGCCTGTTGTTCCAAATATCGATCCTAACGCTGACTGGTCAGTTTACTGGAACAGACCTATCATTGACAATCCGAAACTAGCCAAACAATGAGCGCGAAAAGTACGCGTAAAGAAATCGCTCTTCTTTACGCACGTGTGTCAACGCAAATGCAAGTCAACGACGGAATGTCTCTTGATGCACAAGAACGTGAACTACGCCGTGCGGCGGAGCACGCAGGCTTTACTGAGTGTGAGCTTCTTCGTGAAGAAGGTCGATCAGGTAAATCAATCAAAGGTAGACCAATTCTTAGCGAAGCGCTTGAGCGCCTCGACAAAGGAGATGCCGCGGCAATCTTTGTAACACGCATTGACAGACTTGCAAGGTCGACTCAAGACTTTCTTAGCATTGTTGATCGCGCTAGTAAGAACGACTGGCGTATCGTCATGCTTGATCTTAATCTAGACACATCAACGTACCAAGGAAGATTCGTTGTGACAATCATGAGTGCGCTTGCTGAAATGGAGCGTGCGATCATCGCAGAACGCCAAAAAGATGTCCACAAAGATCGCAGAGAAAAAGGCCTTAAATGGGGAGTAGACCTCGGACCAAAGCAACGAATAAGCGACAAACTGTACGAACAAATTAAAGAATATCGAAGACTTGGAATGTCGTACAACGCCATTGCGAAAAAGCTAAACGCTGATGGAGTTAAAACAGCGTTTGATAAAAAGTGGCACTCGTCAACTGTTAAGTATTACATGGACAAAAATATTTAGATGCCCATCTCAGCACGCTTTTGTGTTGCTGAAATAGCCTCGATGTCTTGTCCGAGTTCTACTTTTTCAATCTTGTAGCCAACGTCACGTCCATACACAATGTTTGTGATGTTCGGCATCATCATAACGAAAGCAGTTGGCATGTCTTCTAAAATTAGCTCTTTTACTTTAGCGTACTCAAATGGGTCTTTGTCAGAAGTTCCGCCAGTGTTGCGCACACCAATGACAACTTGATTGCCGCGTTTTCGTGCTTCATCGTACAGTGCCATGTGACCAGCGTGCCACGGCTGATACCGACCAAGCATCAACGTTGTCGGCGCTTTCCAACAAGGAATCTTCATCAAATCAAAACAAAGATCGCCCTCTTGTTTAACTGTAAGGCCGTTGTTGATCTTTAAATCATATTCATCTTCAGAAAGATCTTCCCACACGCGGTTCGTATCTTCGTACCGGCTTTCTTCGATCCTGTTCACCCAAAAAGTAAAGTCAGCTTTGCCAAACATTTTACGAGTTTCTTTTGTCGGGCATACGAAGTCAACAACGCAAGTCATACCCTGAAAACTAATCAACCGTGCAATTGCACCGAGTCTGCGCGCCTGTTCTAGGCGGTCTGCAGTTGTAAAGCCTAAGTCACTACTAAGATCAGCACGTACAGCATCTGCATTGAGATGGACTGCTCCACTGCGACTTACAAGCTCTTCTGCCAGTACTGTTTTTCCTGCGCCTGGAAGACCAAAAATTGCAATAATCATATAACTACTTCAATGTAAAAGGGTGGGCCGGGAGTGAATGACATATAACGCCGTGTCTCAGTCACCACTCACCGGCCCTAGACGTCCCTCTCCCGAGACGTCAAACCTTCTAGTTATATAGTATACACGCTTACTACGTAACTTTGCGATTCATTTCTAATCTTTTAGATTTTTTATCGCGTACTTTATGAGCTCTTCAACAGTCAGTCCAGCAGACTGAGCCGCGGTCTCGATCTGCGCAAACTCTTTTTTCGTGTACCTTAATGTAAATAGCTTCTTGTCTGTAGCATCAGACCTAAACACCATTTTGTGAGGCTTTCTGCAAAACATGACTATCGTGCAAATCTAGTGGCGATGCCCCAGTCAACATCGCCAGATGAAACAGCGCGAGGCATTAACATATATCCTTGAATCTCTGCGCGAGAACCGTGACCATTGATGCTCATACCGCGGTCCATCATCTTGCGCTGAAACGCAATCTGCGTCATTGGACGCTCACCACGTTCTTCAGACCACACGCGGTACACTGCGTACAGCGATTTGATCGGAATGGTTGCGCCTTCAGTTTCTTTAGTTTCTTCAGTCAAGAAAAAGCCAATACGATCTTCGTTCTTGCGATAGATCTCTGCAGCTTCAGAGACTGCGGAGCACCAGCCAAGTGCATCACGCGCACTTGAACCAAGAAGCTTGATCGCGCCTTCGACAGCCCACGACAAGACAGCAGGGAGTGCGCCTTCAGGATCGAAGATGTAGTGTTTGAGATCAGGATCAGGGTTTTCTGGAATGTGCGTGAGTGGTACTGGGCGAATGCGCCGCCACATAGCGTCATCGTTAATGATCGGTCTGTGGTTTGTTGTTACCCAAAGCTTAGCACGAGACTGGAATGTAAACGGTTTTTCACCAGGTGAGCGTGCTGAGATTTCAGAAGAACCAGTAAGTTTCTTTACTGAGTTTTCTTTAAGACGCTCAGACTCTGGCAATTCGTCAACCCACACCATACGACGTCCACGAAGCTCAGCCCAGTGATAAAGATCGGAACCGTGCGCTTGACCATCGCCTTGAGCAAGGATACTTGAGTCAAGTGGCCACGCGTATTGAGACGTGCCCATCGCCTTAACCAAAGCCTCAACCATGGTGTTCTTACCGGACCCAGGAGGGCCATAGACGAGAAACATGACGTCATATGTACGAAGGCCTGTTAGCGAATACCCAGCAGCTTTTTGCAGCCACTCTTGCAATTCTTTATCACCGCCGGTAGCGAAGTCAATAAATTGCTCCCAGCGGACATTGCGAATTCCTGGATTATAAGCAACAGGAGCCCTACGAGTAATATAAAGGTCTGGACGTCCACGTAGTAATTCTCCTGTGCGTAGATCGATGACTCCATTGAGACATCCGAGTAATGTTTCGTCGCTATCCCAAGAATCTACACCAAGCATTATGCGAGGATCAGATGTTGCACTTTCAATTGCTCCGCCGATTCGCGCATTTGATTTTGCTTGCTGTGCCCAACGAATAACTTCTGACTGCTTATCTGCATCGTCGAGGTAATGCACAACTTCACTGGCAACGATTGGCGCAAGCTTTTTCGAAAGTTCCCGTGTTTCAAGGCTCTCAACATCTGGTTTCCAGTAC